GTATTTTCTCTATTTTTTCCATGGTGTTATATGATTATATTATCGCTCTTATAAGATGTGTTGTGATTGTGCCAGCGTAGTTCCAGCTGTTGATATTCTGCGGATGTTGTCCACTTATTGCCCACGCAAGGAATGCGAGGAAGTCTATCGCAAGTGCTATCACCACGATAGCAAGTATGTATTTTAGTAGTTGCATGATGTTTTCTTATTACTATGTACTGTTTTTAATTGTCCAGCCCATAATACCATAGCCAAAAATAGGGGGGTTACTACATGGTGTACCGTTTTCGGTTACGATTGATTGTATTAAACTACTTTTTTACTTTTTCTACTTGCTCACGATTAAAAACGGTGAAGTATCGCGGAGCGCTACCGTCAAAAGTCTTTTTCTTGCCGTTTACTTTTCGTACCTTGCTATATGATACGAAGGTTCTGAGTCCCGTACCCTTGCTACCTTTGATTACTCTATAGCCTGCGTCGCGCCACTGTAGGAATGTCGCCCACTCGGTGCTGTCATGTTCACTCATTATGAGTGTTAGTTGATTGCCACCTTCGTACACTGTCCCAGATAGCGGGTTATGCTGTGATTGTGTTGTTTTCATATTGTATATTCTGATTATGTTATGCGTTATCATAACCGAGAATGGTACACCATGTATATGTATTCTATTGTCAACGAACGAACTATCAATAGTATATACCCATATACAATGATAGTCAAGGTTATATACTGTCATACAATACTACACAAGGTATGTCAAACTCGGCGGGTCTGTAGTTGTATATGTACGATACGTTTTGATGTCGTGATATATAATATTGTGCGACGTTAAGATAAAAAAATTCGGGCTTGTTTGTTTTGTGTAGCAATTGTGTTGTTGTGTATAGCTGGTTATATGCAAGGTATGTATATCAACGTGAAGTGATGGTGTGTGTGAGGTGAGAACCCTCAACCCTAACACACCCCATAACCACACCATATTATCGCTCCTATACAGTAATTGTATTGTAGAATACTGTTTTGGGGTGGTGGTAGTTTAGGTTTCCATTGTTTGTACTGTTAGTGGGACTCCCCAACTAACACAGACTTTTTCCCAACTAACATAAACATTTTCTGATCTAAACCTTTCTTTTCTTAGATATAAAAAAACACTAGTAAGAGGATCTTACTAGTTCTGGTCTTTGATATATATAGGTTATGGTTGTAGGTATAAAGAACCCCTAACCAAACGTAGAAAGTGTTTGGATTAAAGCCCCTCTTTGGTGTTTTCTCAAGGTCTTTGAGGTCATTATTAACCTATAGTATAATGGGTGGCGATTTAGAGCTGCCACAGCCCAGGTAATAATCAATATCCTACCTTTCTTATCAACTATTCTTTTCGTTGATAGAGAGTTGTTCCTGGTTCCTATATAAACTCTCGGATATTGCCCCAACTCGGAACGGGAAGGCGTATGCCTTATCAGGATTCGTGTATCCAGTATTTCTCTGAATACCTTATTAGTTTTTGCCTTGAGATTGATGGGGAGTGGTTACCCCAAGTCTAACCTCACCAAAGGATTAAGCACGGGTTGACTTATTAAGTCATATGTAGTAGATTCATAGCAATGGTAGTTTATGGTTACACTTTGCTACCATGTAGAGGGATCTACATTATATCTGTGAGAAGCAAGCTAGTCTTACTTTAATTTCACAGCAGGGATTGAATAGTTATTCTTTTCCCTGTTCTAAGTTCTTATTTGTTGGCGGCGAGGATTTCTCTCCCCAATAAGAACCCAGAACAGGATAAAGAACACAAAAACCCCTACCTAGTAAAAGGTGGGGGATTTTATGTTTATGAAAATCGATAAACCTGCCAACAATTCAACATTCGTGTTGGTTAATTCAAATACTGAATCGTTGTAATGTTTTTCGGTTTTCATATTTATATACTATCAGGTTAAAATTAAAAGTCAACCTATAACAAGTCAATATAATGTGTTATAGTTATTTTATGACAGAGAGTACTACAAGTAAAGCGACGATAGTCAAAGTACCGTTTAAATATTACGAAGCCAACTTCGATGGTCGTTATATGCGATTGGATGAGATACGAGAGTTCATCGCGCAGTTCAAGGAGTACTACTATGAGAAGAAGATGGAGAATCCGAATCTAGCGTCACGTAAGATTATAAATGATTTTAATACTACGATACATCCGAATAAGTTTCATCCCTATACACAGCAATTTAGAAGGTGGCGTAAAAGGTGGGACGAAGAGATTATATCAAGACTCGAAGGGGCACGAGTATATCTTGATTCTCCAGAAGTGAAAGCGATACAGACAAGAGATGAACAGAATAATCTATTAGTACCATCAGAAAAGGAACTTGAATCAGGAGCGAAGAACCTAGCGGGAGAATTGATGAATGATGCGATGACAATGTTAAAAGGGGATCAGCAGAACGAAGATCTCTTCGAAGATGAAGTCTTAATCAAGAGAAGGCAGTATGTATTAAGTGTATTCAATTATGTCATCCGCGCAGTCAATGCGAAAGATGCTCTAAATATTAAAAGAAATCAAGAGAAACGAGAAACTGCTGGATTCCTCATGGATCTGGTGCGTCGAAGTACCGCGGGAGGAATATCAGAGAATGATATGTCATTATTAAAAGATTCTTTACCTACAAAGCAACATGAACAACAAGCAATGGCAGACAACAATTAAGGAGTTTCTTGTATCAACACTTCCAGAGAGTGCGAAGTCTGAGATTATAGAGTTACTCGAACTGAACCAACGCGGTAAGAATGATATTATTGTTTTCTCCGAAGAGATACTTGGTGTTCCTCTTAATGGCTTTCAAAAGAAGTTTTTAACTCACACAACAACACCACGATCACAGTGGATGGAGAAGTTTGGTAATACGATTGATGATATCGGAGGTTATTTATTCGGACGTAATATAGCGTGTCCGAGTAACCAGGTTGGAAAGACAGTTATGATCGCAGTGAAACACCTCTGGTTCAACTATTATAAAATTGGTCTTGATCTGGAAGAGAACTTAATTGATAAGGCACACTATCAGAGTTTGAATGTGTCACCTCACTCACGACAAGTGAAGCAGTGTTACAATTATGTAAAAGAGATTCTAAGTGAACAATTTATTATCGATGAGGATGGGAAGAAAAGAGTAAACTCACTCCATGCGCTAATGAAAGACTTTTTAGTCGGAGAGAACTCAACACTCGGAGAACTTCGTTTTAGAAACAAGTCAGTATTCTACACAGTACCAACTGGACAAGATCAGGCTGCATCGCTTGCTGGAGCACAGTTTGGATATATTTCTTATGACGAATGTGCGCAATCTATTCACTTAGAAAACGAATTAGGAGCGAAGATTATGTCACGATTGATTAAATATGGAGTAGCACTCGATCTGATTTCTACTCCAGAGGTAGATTCTCAGTCACATCAGTACTATTTACATATTGTAAAGCTAGGATTCGAGGGAAAAGAAGGGTGGTGGGCACTTAATGCGACTCTCGATGACAACATTTTTATACCGAAAGCACAAAGAGAGAGAGCGAAAGCTGACCTTTTGTCTACAAACAAGCAGAAATATAGACAAGTTGTCTTCGGAGAGTTCATTTCTGGGGGTAAAAGGTTCTTCGAACCAGCGGAAATAGAGAGATTATGGCAACTTACAGGGAAAATAGCTTGTAAAAATAACAATCAGTACCTCCTCGTCGCCGATTGGGGGATGTCTGATACTGGGGATGAGTCTGTTTTCTATATTATAGACTATACCAACTGGTTTATAAGTGGTAAAATATCGATAGTGAACCATGAAGCCATCAGAGGAGGTTCGCCATATATGCAGTTTGCACTATTGCGTACATTATACGACGCATATACATGGTATGAAGAAGATGGAGTAACTGTACATCTACCTATATTCTTGATGGATGCAAATGCACTTGGAGGAGTAGTAATAAAAAAGCTATTGTCAGAGTTGAAACCAAAAGGATTCAATATTGAGAAAGAAGAAGCGTTGATGCTTCTGAAGAAAGAAATGAGTCTTAATAGGGATTACTATGAATCGGAAGTCGATGGAGCAGTGATAGAAAGAAATCCAAACTTCGGTTCTATAAGTTCATATTATATCGAGGAACTGTCTAATCAATTGGGAACTTATCATCTTGACGACAAGAAGATTGTTCAAGATTATGTTATGGTATTGATGATGGGAGTATCATTTATTTCTAAGAAGTTTCCGAAGGAATTTAAGAAAGTACAGATGAATCGTTTAGCAGGATACCAGACTCAGTTTCAAGAGGAAACGAAGGGTCGAAGAGCGCGGAATATACTTAACTAATTTTAATTACTATGGGATTATTTAGTTTTTTCAAAGGACAAGAAGCGGAACAAAATGCCGATACAGCACGGGCGAAAGAACTACGCGAATATATAAATAATATACAAGCTGAACTTCGTCTTGACTGGACACGTCGTGTGTATGGTGATGGTGTTTATTCTGGTTATAATGTTCTGCGAGAATTTTACAAAGGTAAACAATGGAGTTATAAAAAAGAAGGTGGTGGTACGATGCGTACATACAACTATGTCTTTACTATAGTTGAGAACATGACAGCGTTTTTGACAAATGAAGCACCTCAGATGTCATCTCCTCCATCAGCTCTTGACGACAAGTTTCAAAGAGTGTTAGGAGAAGGACGAACAAAGATACTTGAAGCGATACATGAGGATAATGATTTAGGTCTTGTATTTCAAAGAGGAGTTCGTACAGGTTCTATATGTGGTGATACATTTATATTTGGAGCGATACCAGTTTTTAAGGTTGACGATAGTGGGAATAAGACTTTTGATAGAATACGATACTGGAATGTTGAACGCCCAGAAACGATCAGGATAATTTGGAGTGATGATAATTTCAATGATATTCAAGGATTTATAAAACACTATAGGATACCAGTAGCACAAGCGAAGCGTCTTTTTAAGAAAGAGATTGAAGATTCAGGAATAATTATTAAAGCAGATAGAGATGTTGAGAATCCCAATAGTATAGAACCATCAAATATACCAATGGTAACGATAAAAGAATACTGGGATGACAAAGAATATGAGTTGATGGTAAGTTCTGATTCAAGGATAATAAACTATATCAAACATGATTGGGGATATGTACCGATACATTTCATTCCGAATATCCACCTTCCAGGTGAATCAAAAGGTACATCAGATATTGAACAAGAACTTGATCCACAACAAGAATATAATGAGAGAACTTCAGATCTCGCAGATATAATAAAAGAGATAACACGACCAACATATTGGGGTAAGAACCTTGACAACTTGTCAGAGGTTCGTTCTGGTCAAATTGTAATTTATCAGGTTGGAGAGGACGGAGATATTCAGGCGATGCCTCGAAGCGGTCAGACTGTTGCAATGGAGAGTTACATCGCAGATAGAAAGAATGACATTATCGCACTTTCTGGGTTGAACCAAGTTCTCTATCCAGGAAACCAAGTATTACAGGCTACAGGTCGTGCACTATCGGTTATTATGCAGGGAGTAAATAACAAAATATCACTAAGGAAAGGGTGGTGGGAAAAAGCATTCAAGAATCTCAATAAGCAAATCCTATTCCAGTCAGAAAGATATATTCCTGAATCAAAGCATATAATAAATGGTTTCTATAAAACTGATGTATTTATTTCATCGGTGTTATTAAGAAGTGTATCGGATGAGATCAATAAATTCCAAGCGAAAATACAGTCATTGACAACTACTCAGAGTAATGTTGGTATTTCAAATCCATCGGAGGAACAAAAATTGATGAAAGAAGAACTAGAAGATCCAATATTGGCTACTGAAATTGCAAAGCAACCTGGACTTCTTGAACAAATTATTGCTCAACAAAGGCAGCAACAGCAAGGAGCATCACAGGGGGCACCCCAGGGTGCACCTCCTGGGACAAAGATAAATGGTGCGCCACCTCCAATTGCAACTGAATCTCAAAATCAACCAGGAATGAATCCAGCGTCAATGGGTGGGCAAGCATCACCAGTTTCTCCTCAAGGCGCCGCTCAACAAGTAGCTTCTCGTAATGGTGCACCACCACAAGTAAAACAATAATTTTATGGCTATTACATTAAAAAGACAATTCACAGTAAATATACAATCTGTCGTTGCACAGTCAGTTGAAGCGACTAGAAGTATACGTAGAGAGGAACAGGCTCGTCAAGAAGCAGAATTTCAGAGGGCTATTGCTGATGGTCTTTCTTACGATGAACAAGTACGTATTCGAGAACAACAACTTATTGCAGAAAAGAAATCTGGATTTAGTAGCGAGATTTATACTGCTCAACTTGAGAAGTCAATTACTGACACTAAGAGGCTTGCAAGATTCTATAAGTATAGAGAAAAGTATGTGACGTCATTAGGGGATCTTAGTTCTGGAAAGATAAATGAGGAACAATATTTGAAGAGTTTAAAACAATCAATTACTGATGTGACAGATCCGAGTTTAAGATTAGAAATACAGAATAATATTGTATCTGCAGATAAGATGGTAAAACAATACCACGATATTATATTGAACAATAAGATTAAGAAAGCTAAATATGATGGAACTCAGAAATCATTAAATAATATATTAGTTCAAGTTAAAAATGCACGCGCAAAGGCTTTAATATCAAATAGTCAAGATGAAGTTACTGCATATAATGAAACTATATCAGCAGTCGAGTCACAATTATTTGGAGTAAAAGTTCAGAACTCTATAACAGATTTCCAAGTGCAGAGCTCTACTCGTGGTATGGGTGCAATTGAAAAACTAAACTATTTAAACTCAGAACTTAGTCATGCCAATTCATCAAACCCAGTAAAAATAGGAAATACATCATATAGTTCGGCACAAGAATTCTGGACACTCCAAAGAGATGGATATCTTGCAGGAACTTCAAAGACATTTGGTAGTTTCTTCAATGAAATAAAAACATCGACACAAGATACTGTTGATTCGAGTATTGCTAAGTTTGGGTATCCGCCACAGGCTGTTCTTGATAGTACATTAAGTATATTTAATGATCTAAAGACACGTCCAGAGATAGCACCATATATGAATAAGATAGATGTCACTCAGGCAACGGTGATGACTGATGCAGTGGATAAATTTGCGAAGAAGGTTATCAATTCATCAGAAACATCATTACAATTTGAAAATGGTATCAATCAATTAAAGAATCTAGGGCAGAGATATGGTGTTAATACTGAACTGTATACGTCACAGTTATTCCAGAGAGTACGTGGACTCGAACAAAGTAGATTGATTAAACCTGGAACTGCTGCGACTATTGCAAATGATGTTAGTGTTAATATTCCTGACATAACAAATACACCAGTACAAAATACAGAACCTGCTGTTTCTACTAATAATATACAAAAGGTGGTAGCATCAGGAGATACACTTTCAAGTATTGCTTTGAAGGCTGGAATTGGATTAACACAATTACTTGATTTGAATCCACAATTCAAAGCGAATCCGAATGATATTAAACCAGGGCAAGATGTTACACTACCAGCTGAAAAACAATCAACTGTACCTGCACCAACACCTGAACTAACACCTACACCTGCACCAACACCAACACCAACACCTACACCAACACCTACACCTACACCTGCACCTACATCAACACCAGTACAAGTACCGACACCGACGCCAGTATCAACAACACAAAAAACTGTTATAGTGAAACAAGGAGATACTCTTTCAGCCATAGCGAAACGAGAACTCGGTAGTGCATCAAGATGGAAAGAATTGAAAACTACTAATGGTGTAGGGTTTAATGCACAATCTGCGAAGAAACTTAGTATAGGTACTAAACTAGTAATTCCACAATAATATGACTGTATTTCAAGCGAAAACATTTCAAACAGTAGGATCAAACGGCTTCTCAAATGCGAAGAAGTTAGCTGATTTGGCGATCAAACGTAATATAGATTCTAAGCAAACAGGATATGAACAAGCTATAAAAATACTTTCGCAATATCAATATTCGAATAATGAATCTGATGCACTTGATGCACAGAGGTTAGTACAAGGATATACGAATACATTTGATAAATTAAAGTCTAATAGTAGCGAAGTAAATCAAACTGTTAGTCAGTTCAAAATAAGTGAACGTGAAGCATTTTATATAACTCCGACTACACAATATAGAAGCAATACGATGTTTGATATTCCGACAGTTGTTTCAGATACTACTGCAGAACTGCAACAGCTTTCATTTGAAGTTTCAAGTGCAATAGAAAAGAAAAAAAGAAATGGAGAATCGGCAGCGCAACTTGAAAACTACTATAATGGGTTAAGCAACAGATATAGAATGATGCAACAACTTAATAACGACCTTCTAAACAATGATATTTCTCAGAAGCAAGCACTTCATGGATATGGAGTATTCGTTTCTGCAGATCAAAATACTGGTCAAGTATATGGGATAAGTGTCGCACCAGTTGGAGATTTGCCACAAGGGATGAGTCAATCAAGTTATAAACGTATTGATTCATCTGTAAACTATGGCGGAGGGAATATTGCAGTATATTCAAAGTTTTCTACTGATAACAATGGATTACTTAATGCACGTATAGGAAATAGAGTATGGTCAGGAGATGCGAAATTTCCATTAAGTTTTGACGGACAACAAAGTATAGATAAGAATTATAAAAGTGTTCCAGGTAATTTAAACTTCAATAATTTCGCCCAGAAAGAATCTACACCAATTCAACCTGGTAAGTTCTTCAAGGGATATACGGGATTTGATTCGAATGGTAATCCAAAGCAGACTATGTTTTTTGTATCGAAGGATAGCAAAATCTATACAGTGGATAAGAACTCACAAAATCTATTATCAAAAGACTTTGGGAATAAGATGAATAATGCGATAGGTGTAGATTCAAACTTCGCTAAGAATGTTCTCAATGATGGATCTGTTAAACCTATTGATGTGAATCCTATGATTCCGTCAGATTCTCTTTCAAGAGTATTATTTCCAAACCAACTGAAACCTGTAAATCAACAGTCGCCGTTCTTTAGCAATCCAAATCAATTAAACTCTTCAGATAATTTGACACAGTCTTTCTTTAATAAGAATAATAATATACCTCAAATACCAAGTAATCCTACTAAGTCATTCATTGATAATAAAAATAGTCCTAACAAACCAGACCAGGCTAGCGGAATGAGTCTATCCACTCCAGATATAATAAACAATGGAAAAGCATTTTTTAGAGATGCAAGTAAAACAACAAATCCACCAATTAAATAATATATATTATGCCGAATAATGCACAACAACAATTACGGGCACAGAGAGCAGCTGAACGCACTGCAAATGGGTATAAACCTGATACTTATTCTCCACCAGTACAAAAGGGTCCGAGTCTATTTGGTAGGAATTTGCAAATGGATAACACAGTATTAAATAAGGAATCAATAACTAACAGAG